ATTATGTGTTTTAGGTTTATAGGGACTATCTTTTGTAAAGAAATCTTTACTACGTCTAACTTTTATTAACATTATCTCTATCTCCAGTTCCATAGAGTTGTTGTTGTATTTCTTGACCTGTTTCATTATCCACACATATATAATGTTTAAGATGCATATTAGGATGGTCTAGTTTAAATTGTGTTAACATCGCATTTTTATATGTTTTAATAAAATTATTACAGTGTTCTTTTGTTTGAAAAACAACAGACATATTTACTAATATTTCTGGCTTGTTTGTTTCAAGCATTAGCACTAAAGCTAATATATACCACATGATTTACACTCCTGTGTTATTTTTATCTATTATACAATGGATACTTTTAACTACACCATTGTTATTAAATTGTTCTTTACCAAATTCTTTTAATTTATCTAGATGTTTATCTATATAACTTCCACATTCTTCTCTTGTTTCAAATCTTAATGGCATACCGTTATCTGTATTAATAGTTATAGAATCAAATCCTTCTGGGTCCGGTTTAAATAGAAACATTATTATAAATATTTTGTACATATTATTTTACCTTTTCGATTATGGTATTAATGTTATTAGTAGTATAACATACCATACAATCCTTACACTTCTGTCCTGTGCAGTTTTCATTAGGATGGCTAGTAACATTATTAAATGTTTTATTAAACCAGTTCGGTGGAGTGTCTAATACCTTATCTACAAACGGATTACTATAAATCATAATAAGATTTTTAGGCTTACCCGTCCTAGTAAATAATTTATTTATAATATCTTTACGTTTAGTCCACCATGCAAACATGATACGGGGATTGCGTTCAACGATAACAAGTAAGTTAACAGCATGTTGCCAGTTAATTATTTCACCATGTCCATGTATACGAACATGGGTTTCTCTACTTAAATCTTTTTTAATCTGTTCTATTTCAGTCTCAGTAATAGGCCGTTCAGATAAGACAGTATTACGCTCTAATGCAGGGACTGTATTTCTACGGAAACCTTCTAGCATTGATACACTATAACATTCTGTACAAATAATATTCTTACGTTTAGACGTAGACATCTTTTGGCAAAAACTATTAGTTAAAGTATTAGAGTTAATAGCTTTGAATGTTTCTAGTTTTCCTGTCATTTTGCTTACGTGTATAGCCATTGGTATCTTTCTCCGTTATTACAAAGGGAATCCCCTGCATTAACGCAGCAGGGGATTGTTAGGTAATAGTTATCTAATTTACTCATCCTGTTATATTATCTACATTACTACATGATATAATTTCATATTCTTTAAATATATCTTTTAGTTGTTCTTCGCTATATGCATATACAATTAATGATGTAGCTTCGTTTTGAAATAAAGATGATACTATTTTTATGTAGTACTTAATCATTTACACATGCTACTTTATAAGTTCCATTTAAATTCTTTTGTTTAAATAATATATAAGGACTTTCACCTTTTACTTGAGCAGGATATACAGTAACTTTTTCAGGTGTTAAATAACCTACTCGTTTACATTCATGATATCCTACATACTTCCATTCATTAATATCATATGTTGCTACACCTCCTATTACTGCTAACCAAACTAATAGTACAATCATTTATTTATTCCTTTACGTTAAAGTTAAATAGTATGGGTAGTTTAAACACATACCCAGGTGCTGTTAGTGGCATGATATTATGCCGCTATTAGGTGAAAGGGTAAGGAATCGAACCTTACGTTAGCTTACCCTAATAAGCCTACAGTATTTTAGGGATACTGTATTAACCATCCAAGCCTTTCATTATGCTGCTATTAAGTTTTGAAACTGTTGAGTATTGATTACGTTTATAATCTCTTCTTCACGTTTAAGCAATATCTCTGCTTCTACATCTGCATGTTTTGTTTTACGAGTACGAAAAAGATCTTCATTTTCAGGATTTATATGTGAAGAATAGTTAGTCAATGCACTATGTAACGAGAATACATTAGGCCCACGGGTTGCTACTTCCCTAGTGTATAACTCTATCATGCCTTTTTCTTTAGCTTTTGAGAATGATTTAACATTCTTAATAAACTCAATACCTTGAGATAAAGCTAAAGAGCTATCTGCCATTTGTTGAAACTCTTTTGATTGCTTATAAAAATATTCTACAGAATCAATAAGATCAGCAGTAAAGGTTTCTAAATCAAAACCTTTTGTATTACGCTTGTATCGTTTCGTATAGCCATCAGCACCTAACTGGCTAAACACCATACCATTAGTACAAAATCCATCATATGCACCAACAATATAATTGTTAGCAGTCATGCTATCTAATGCTGTCCAGGTATTAATACGCATATGAATAGTAGTATTATGTCCTGTCTTTGTTTCAATAGGAATATTAACATTAGGGAATACGAATTGTTGCATCCCCCAACGTCCACCTCTACTAGACCTAGTATCAATTTGCACTCCTTCTAGATGAGCTGGTTCAATATTATCTAGTAGTGCATTATGTATTTCGCCAAAGTATTTATTGTGTGATTTAACATGATAATCACTACCTACTACCCACCAATCAACAGGATTACCATCATCGTCGTGTTTGATAACAGCTTTCTTATCTGAACATTCTGGCATATCTGTATAATGTTTTAGTAATATACCATCAGTTGATACTTGAAAATCTAATGGGCTATTAGCAATAGACTGTTTAAAGATTTCACGAGTTGCGTCCAGTATGGGATTGAATTTAACAATATTATTCATCTTACTTAGTTCCTTCTGTTTGAATTGAATATTCATGGTAAACTTCTTGATCATTAAGGAAACTATTTATGTCCTCAATGGATACTTCTACAATATTATCTGCATCTGTTACAGATAAAACATAATCAGATATACTAGTTGGTATATCATCATAATTTTTGTAAGCGTATACTTTCATAGCATCTCCTAAGATATAAGCATTAAAACTGTAACACATATAAGAATGATACAGATTTGTTTGAGTACTACATAAACTATGGTCATCTACATTCCTACTAGAATAAGTGTAAGAGTAATAGATAGTGAACATAATAATATAGCTGTTTCAAGTTGATTAAACTGCATATCGTTTTGTCCATTCATTAGTTGATTCAATCATGTATAGATATTGTTTTATATAATGTGCTTTCATCTCCTTTATACTGTAATCATCATCCCATATATATTTAACTGCTACTAACCATTTATCATCATCAATAACTTTAATGATTTTGTTTTCAGAACCATCAACAGGATTAACATATATAGCATACGCTTGTGATGGTTTACGTTCAACACTAAAAGGATTATCTATCATTACATCACCATCTTTCTATTTAATCGTCAACATCATAAAAATGATTGTCAACATCCCAATTATTAGGACCATTATTGTGTGGATGGTTTTTATTATCAAATCTTCTTCCATTCATTAATTCTGCCCATTGCTTAGTACATTTTTCTAAAAACATAGTACGCATACCAGGATCATTATCTTTACTAAACAAATCAGGACGTAGTTCAAATACTCTATCTAACACTACATGATTAAAGATATGTTTAATATTATGTAAACGCATAATTTCATCATCAGACATCATGGGTGTCCACTCCTTCTAGCTTCTTTTAAAGTTTTAAATATCTTAGTTGATCCATCAGAATACTTAGCTTGCCATTTACCTTTACTAAGTTTGTTAATAATAAACATCTTACCATTAGGATCAATTTCAGGCATTGTTTCTGTATGTATTTCAGAAAAGAAATCATTTAGAAAATCATTACTCATCAAAGCTATCCATGTCTACTTGGT